ATAACATGGCATTTTCAACTGCGGCTGGGTATGGTAACTTACCTAACGGTAACTTCTCACCAGTCATATACAGCAAACAGGTGCAACTTGCGTTTCGCAAAGCATCTGTTGTAGGAGCTGTAACGAACTCCGACTATTTCGGAGAAATCGCTAACATGGGGGATTCGGTTAAAATTATCAAAGAACCAGAAATCACCGTGAAAGAGTACGCACGTGGTACTACTATTCAACCACAAGATCTTGATGACGAAGACTTCTCATTGACAATCGACAAAGCAAACTATTTTGCATTTAAAGTTGATGACATTGAAGAAGCACATTCACATGTCAACTTCCAAGATCTTGCAAGTGATCGTGCTGCTTACCGTTTGGCTGACCAGTTTGACCAAGACGTTCTTGGCTATTTGTCAGGCTTTAAACAATCAGCATTGCATGGCGCAGCAAACACAGTAAACTCAACCGTAAATGGTTCAGTTGCTGTATCTACTGCTGCTACTAATGAGTTATTAGCATCTATGCAAGTAGACGCTGCTGACTTTAATAGTGGATCAAGCGGTAACTCAATTGTTGCTGTTCCTCGTGCAAGCGGAGATAGCTTAAACACAACTACTGCTAAAGCATCACCTTTGTCAATCATCGCTCGTATGTCAAGAAAACTTGACCAACAAAACGTTGACACAACTGGTAGATGGCTTGTAGTAGACCCAGTGTTTGCAGAGCTTCTTCAAGACGAAGACTCACGTCTTCTAAATTCTGACTTCGGTGGATCTGGCTTACAAAACGGATTAATCTTGAACAACGTTCACGGATTTAAAGTTTACATGTCAAACAATTTACCTGCGGTTGGTAACGGTGCAACTGGTGCAACATCAACAGGAAGCGCACACTTTGGTGTAATTGTTGGTGGTCACTCATCAGCAGTTGCAACAGCAGACTCAATCAATAAAACAGAAACCTACAGAGATCCTGATAGCTTTGCTGATATTGTTAGAGGCATGCATATGTACGGCAGAAAAATATTGCGACCAGAGGCTTTAACTCGTGCGCTTTATGTTTCTGGTATATAAGGGGGGATTAGATAATGGCTACAATTACAGCAACACTTGCTAATACTCACGGTAATTCTCAAAGAGGAAGACAACCTTATTACGTTCAGCAAATCGTTGACCTAACAGCTAACAGCATTAATCCTAATGGTGATGTTGTACAGTGTATTACTGTACCTGCAAACACCAAAATTATTGCTGCAGGTTTTCAGGTAACTTCAAGTGCGACACAAAATACTGGTACAGACGCAACAGCTATTCTTGGAACTGCTGTTGATGACAACGAGTATGTTGCAGCATTTGATATTGACGGTGCATCTGACGGAGCTTACGCACCATGTGCTACTCCTGCAGGAGAAGTAGTTATTACTTCAGCAGATACTTTAGACTTAACACTAGCAGGTGGAGGAGCTTCCTTTACAGCAGGTGAAATCAGAGTATATGCAGTCCTAATGGATGTCAGCGACTGTGGTGAAATGGAAGCAGACGAAGTTGATCGTGATCAACTAGCATAATAATATTTAGTGAGGCAGGGCAACTTGCCTCACTTTTTATGACAAAGGAATTAAAATGGCTGAAACATTTTTATCATTAACTAACAAAGTGATTACAGAAATAAACGAAGTAGAGCTAACCTCTGCTAATTTTACTACAGCTAGAGGCGTACAAGTACAATGTAAAAATGCAATTAATGATTCTATTAGATACATAAATCAAAAAGATTATCAATACCCTTTTAATCATGCTACAACTACAAAAACTTTAACAGCAGGTGTTTCTAGGTATTCTTTACCTACTAGCACTAAATTAATAGATTATAATACAATGAGACTAGTTAAAGATAGTACTTTAGCAAACTCAGGATATTGTTTAAAAGAAATGAATTACAATGAGTTTATAGATTATCATTCTGATCAAGAAGATGAAGTAGAAACAACTACACTTGACGGAACACATACAGATTCTGTAACGACTATAACAGTAGCTAGTACTACAGGTTTTGATAGTGCAGGTACTTTACACATTGGTAATGAAATAATTACATATACAGGAACAACAAGCACTACATTTACAGGAGCTACTCGTGCAGCTAGTGGAACAACTGCTGCTGCATACGCAAGCGGAGTAACTGTAGCACAATTTAATAAAGGAGGAGTACCTACACATGTAGTTAGAACTCCTGATAACAATTATTTAATTCACCCTTTACCTAATAAATCATACAATATAAAATTTGATTATTTTACTTTTCCTGCAGATTTATCTGCACATGATGATACAACAACTATACCAGACAGATTTAATGATGTAATTACTACAGGTGCTACGGCATTTGTTTTTCAGTATAGAGGTGAAACAAACCAATACGAATTAAATATGGGTAGATTTGAAGAAGGTATAAAACATATGCAATCTTTACTTGTAAATAGATTTGATAAATTAAGGTCAACTTATATTACACGAAACTCACGTTCAAGCGCAAGAGTAATTTAATATGCCAGATAGTTCAAGAGCAACACCTGCAGCATTTAACTGTGAAGGTGGGTTAGTATTAAACAAGTCTACTTTCTTAATGAAAGCAGGCGAGGCACTAGAGTTAGAAAACTTTGAGCCAGATATTTCTGGTGGCTATAGAAGAATAAATGGTTTTGCAAAACACATAACGCCTATAGTTCCACAAACATCTCTTGCTTCAGAAAAAGTATCTATGGTAGCATTTTTTGCAGATAAAGTAGTAGCTGCTCGTGGAGAAAAAATATTTACCTCTGCACAAACAGAAACATTTGTAAAAATATCTGCACAAATATCTATGAGTGGTTCTGGTACAATTACTGTAGACGACACAACAGGTTTTACTACAAGTGGTACACTTTTTATTGGACTTGAACAATTTACATTTACAGGTAAAACAGCTACAACATTTACAGGTGTAACTAGAGGTACTTCTAATACAATACCTGTTGAACATTTAGCTAATAGCAACGTATCTCAAAACTGGACTACTATAGACACAGGTCGTACTAGTGCAGATAAATATACACTTGAACGATTTAACTTTGACGGCAATGATAAAATTATTTTAGTAGATAGAGTTAATGCGCCTGTAGTATTTAACACATCTTTTGCAGCTACAGACGTAAGTGAAAGTTCCGTAGCAGGTGCTAAACATGTAGTTTCTTATAAAGGTCATATGTTTTATTCTGGCATGTCAGGCACACCACAAGAAATAGTATTTAGTCAACCTTTTGATGAAGATGCTTTTAACAGTGGATCAGGTGCAGGTAGTATCAAAGTAGACGACAATATTACAGGACTAAAAACTTTCCGTGATACTATGTTTATATTTTGTGAAAACAGAATATTTAGTCTTACTGGTACTTCTTCTGCAAACTTTGCTATTACTCCTGTTACAAGAGACATTGGTTGCATTAATGGCGACAGCATACAGGAATTTGCAGGTGATTTAATTTTTCTTGGGCCAGATGGTTTACGTACTGTTGCAGGTACGGCTAGAATTGGTGACGTTGAACTTGGTACTATTAGTACTAATGTGCAATCTATATTTGACGCAAATATTATTGACTCACAATTATTCGACAGCATAGTTATACCAGATAAAACACAATATAGAATATTCTTTTGTAAAGATAAGCAAAGTGAAGGATCTACGCAGGGTATTATATGCGTAAAAAAAGGTTCAGGATTTGAATTTTCTAAAATACGAGGAATAAAACCTGCTTCGACAGATACGTTTATTAAAGCAGGTAACGTTAAAGTATTACACGGCAGTTTTGATGGCTACGTATATACACAGGAAAAAGGTAATACTTTTGATGGCACTGCAGTATTTGGTAAGTACCGTAGTCCTGATTTAACATTTGATGACACAGGCATCAGAAAACATATGCAACGAGTAATCGTTAACTATAAACCTGAAGCAGGTATTGACGCAGACTTATTTGTAAAGTATGATTACGAAGAGAGTGAAGCATCACGACCTGCAGCATATCCGTTAGACTCTACTGACGTTGTTGCTATTTACGGAACATCTAAATATGGCGAACCAACTTATGGTGGTGTGTCTCAACCTTTAGTACGACAGCCAGTAGAAGGTTCAGGTTTTGCTGTAGCATTAAGAGTAAACGATGGCGGTGAAACAGCACCTTATTCGTTAAAGGGATTTCAGTTAGAATATCAGACAGGAGCAAGAAGATAAATGGGCCAAACATACACTAGACAGTCATCGTATACAGATGGTGATGTTATTACAGCAGCACACACTAACGATGAATTTAACCAGTTACTAGCTGCTTTTGCTGCAAGTACAGGACATACGCATGACGGTACTACAGGAGAAGGTGGGCCAGTAACTGCTTTGTTAACTAACGCTGCTGTTATTGGTGCATCAGATGCTGCAGATATAGTTGTAACTTTTGATACTGGTACAGTTGAAGGCGTATTTAAATTTATGGTAGACGAAGATTACTTTGAGTTTTCTGACGATGTGCTTATTGCTTCTACAGAAAAGTTACAGTTTCGTGATACAGCTATATACATTAACTCTTCAACAGATGGTCAGCTTGACATTGTTGCGGATGCAGAAGTACAAATAGCAGCTACTACAGTTGATATAAATGGCGCAGTAGATATATCAGGTGCTACTACTATAGGTGGTGTTGTTTCTATACCTGACGGTTCAGCAGGTTCTCCTTCATTAACAAATACTGGTGATACAAATGCAGGACTATTCTTTAGTGCTGCAGATACCCTTGCTTTTTCTGCAGGTGGTACAGCTCAATTTACAATGGCAGATGGTGCTATTGCTCCTGTAACAGATAGTGATGTAGACTTAGGTACGTCTAGTTTATATTTTAAAAATGCTTACATAGATGCAATAACAACTACAGGAGATGTTGTTATAGGTGGTGTTACTACTTTCTCTGATGGCACAGCAGGCGCACCATCTATTAGTAACACAGGCGATGCTAACAATGGTTTATTCTTTAGTGCTGCAGATGCTCTTACATATACTTCAGGCGGTACAGCCCAAGTAACTTTTGCAGATGGTGTAGTTAAACCTGTAACAGATAGTGACGTAGATTTAGGTACATCTAGTTTGTACTTTAAAGATGCTTACATAGATAGTATTACAACTACAGGCAATATTACTTCAGGTGGTACAGTAGCAGGTGCAGCATTAGATATAGACGATGTTGTTATAAACGGCAGTACTATAGGACACACAGATGATACAGATTTAATTACTGTAGCTAGTGGTGTAGTTACTGTTGCAGGAGAATTGACTGCTACTACACTAGATATTGGTGGTACAAATATTACATCTACTGCTGCAGAATTAAATAAGTTAGACGGTGCAACTGTTACTGTTTCAGAAATAAATATACTAGATGGTGATACATCTGCCTCTTCAGTTACCGTAGCTGATGCAGACAGAGTAGTATTAAATGATGGTGGCACAATGAAACAGGTAGCTGTTACTTCACTAGCTGCTTACTTTGACGATGAAATAACTGCAATGCCTAATCTTGTGACAACTGCTGCAACTACAGTAGGCGCATTAGACAGTGGTTCTATTACAAGTGGCTTTGGGACTATTGATACAGGTTCATCTACAATAACAACTACAGGTTTAATTACAGGTGGTTCTTTAGATATAGATGATGTTGTTATAAACGGTAGCACCATTGGTCATACAAACGATACAGACCTTATAACTGTAGCAGATGGCATAGTAACAGTAGCAGGTGAAATATCTGTAACTACACTAGATATTGGTGGTACTAATGTAACCTCTACTGCCACAGAATTAAATTTACTAGATGGTGTATCAGGGTTAGTACAAGCTGACTTTACAAAACTAGCTGCAGTAGACGCAACAGCTACAGAATTAAATATCATGGATGGTAATACTTCTGCAACTTCAACTACTCTTGCAGATGCCGACAGAGTTGTAGTCAATGATGACGGAACAATGAAGCAAGTTGCACTGACTGATTTTGAAACTTACTTTGAATCTGCACTAGACACATTATCAAATGTAACAACAGTAGGCACACTTAACAGTGGTGCTATTTCTAGTGGCTTTGGCAACATAGATGTAGGTTCTAGTAATTTAACTGCAACAGGTACAATATCATTAGGTGCTACGTCTTTTAATGACAATGCAATTACTAATGTAGGTGACATTGCACTTGATTCTATTAGTGCAGATGGAACTGATATTAATATAGCAGTATCTGACAACTCAGGAACTGCACTTACAATAAAACAAGGTTCAGATGCTTATCTTATTGTAGACACAGCAAACAGTAGTGAATCCGTATCTATCGGTACAGGTGTATCAGGAACAGCCATAACATTAGGACATAGCACATCTGAAGTAACTGTGGCTGATAACTTAACTGTTACAGGTAACGTAGATGTAGATGGTATAACTAACTTAGATAACACCGATATAGATGGAACACTTGTTGTTGATGGATCTAACATATCCTTAGATAGTAGTTCTACATTAAACATTGACAATTCAAATACATCAAACGGTATTACTATTGGTACAGCAACTTCTGGTGTTCCTATATCTATTGGTCACACTACTTCTGAAGTTACAGTAAATGACAATCTTAATGTTACAGGTAACTTAACTGTATCTGGTACAACTACACAAGTAAATACTGTAACTATGAATGCACAAAATGCTGTTGTATTTGAAGGTACAACTGCAGACGATCACGAAACTACTCTTACAATAGTAGACCCTACAGCAGACAGAACAATTAATTTACCTAACGTATCAGGTACTTTACCAGTTTTAGCTGCAGCAAGCACAACTCAAATTAGTTCTACTCCAGAAGAGTTAAACGTATTAGATGGTATAACATCATCAACTGCAGAGTTAAATATATTAGATGGTGCTACAGTTGTTGTAGGCGAAATCAATGCACTAGATTTAGGTAGTACTGCAGTAGGTAATGCTATTGCATCTAAAGCAGTTGTGTTAGATTCTAACAAAGACTATACAGGTATGCGTAATCTTACAATTACTGGTGAATTAGACGCAGCTACATTAGATGTATCAGGTAACGTTGCCATTGATGGTACTTTAACTGCTACTAACATTACAACTTCTGGTGATATTACTTTAGATGCTAACGGTGCAGATATAATTCTAAAAGACGGTGGAACTGAATTTGGTAGAGTATCACAGACTCTTGGAAATCTATCAATTAAATCAGGCCCTAGTTCAACAGCAGCCTTAGTAATGGATGCTTCTGGAAACACTATTGGCGGAGGTAATTTTAGTACTGCAGGTGTAGGTACTTTTGCTTCATTAGATATCTCAGGTGATGTTGACATTGATGGTACATTAGAAGCAGATGCTATTACAGTAAATGGCACTGCCCTAGCAGAGTTTATATCTGATACAACAGGAGCAATGGTTGGTTCTAATACTGAGTCTGGTATTACCGTTACATACCAAGATTCTGACAATACTATAGATTTTGCAATAGACGCAGCTCAAACTGGTATAACGTCATTACTTGCTACTGATATTAAGATTGGTGAGGATGACCAGACTAAGATTGATTTTGAAACAGCAGATGAAATACACTTCTATGCTGCTAACGCACATCAAATAAAATTAGTAGATGGTGCGCTTGTACCTGTAACGGATAACGACATAGACCTT